ATATGAAGAATTGCACCCACCCATTTGAGTTCCGACATTGGGAAAAGACAGAGAGCAAGTGTTTAGACTGCGGGGAATATATTCCTAGCCATACACTTCAGAAGGTATTGTTTGAATCTATACCTGTAGTATTGAGATCATTAATGATACATTAAAAAACAAAATGACAAAACTAAAGAAACTAATAAAATTCATGGACAACATAGCTGTGAAGAGGGGAATACCTGCCGATGTGGCACAGGCAGTGTCACAATTACATGAGCTAATTTATAATGAGGCTGTGAGGTTGGATCGAGAACGTAAACCAAAAACAAATAAATAAAATGAGTGAATTCAAAGAGTACAAAAGAAAAAGTATTATTGAAATGTGTAAATGGGAAGAAGGAATGGTCATTGATCATGTTTCCATAAGCGAAGAGGACCAAAAGAATGGTAGTCCTAAGCAGGGTGATATGATCGCTAGAAATCCTAAGAATCATAATGATCAGTGGCTAGTGGCGAAGCAGTATTTCGAGGACAATTTAGAGTTGATTACCAACGATATTAGTAGTGAAACTCCCAACGAACCAATACCTTCTTTAATAGAATACTTCAAAGGGATTGAAGGAGCTGAGTATGTGGTGAAACATTTAACTGCAGCACAGTCGTTTGTTCCTTCGGAACTAATCGAGCTAGAAGAATCTGCAGACACAACAGCTACTGAAGACATTGACGTCCAATACGATCATGTCCAAAAGACGGATTAGAAAAGGAGATCTCTTCTCCAAGCATTTATCTTTTGAAAAGGAGATGGTCCCTCATATTTACAATGGCGGACGGAATAGGAGGAGAAGAGGTTTTTTTAAGTGTGTTCATCACGACGATTCTTATTATGAAATGACTTTTGATCAGGCTAGAAACACTGATAGGCATGAGCACTGTCCTTGCTTACATACGGTAAACGGCATATATCTTTACAGATCTAAGGATGTCACGGATATTAACAACTATAATTATCTAAAGAAGCTAAACGAGTTTCAGAAAGCTTCACGTGAAACCCCTGCGGGGTGGTTTAGGGTAACGAGAACAGCTATTATTGTAGAGGGCGAGGTGTTTTATGAGTTCGAGAAGGGTGACAGAACGGGATTGGACTATAGAACGGCTAGAGATATTGAGAATATCACTTGGAACCGGCCAAAGAAACGTAAGGCGTTCTACTTAGCAAGACTGAGTTACGAGTATGATAGGTTACATCGCGAGGGATTGATTAGGTTCAAGTCTGAGTTGTGGAACAGAGGGGTCGGACGGGAGGTATTAGAGGAGTTAATGTATCCAAGTTTATAGTGCAGAAGTTGCACGATAACCTGCACGATAAGTCATGCATTAACCTATCAAAAATCACATTAAGGTATGATATTTCATACACTTTCAAGAAAGTATAACTAAAAAACCGCACAAATCACATTATGTGATTATATTTGTGGTATTAAAACATACAAAATGACTGCTAAAGAATCGGTAGAAAAATTAATTGAGAAGATATGAAAATAGAACTAAACAACAAACAAGTTAAATTAATAGCATTGGCTTTAGAGCAACATTCGAGGATGTTGTGCGGACAATTTGATTTAACATTTTTAAAAGGGTTAGAAACGGCATTATACAGAGATTGTAAATACAATGATGATTTTTGGCAGAGACGTGATACTATTGATATTCATTTAAAAGAGGTAAAGAGACTTGCTTTCCCTGAATTAAGCGAAAACGAATCTTATGGTATAGGTAGAATAAAAGAAGCTGATTTAGGGTATGAAATGTATAAGGAAATTCTATATCACTTTGAAACGATAAAAGAAAAGGAAGAAGGGAATAAATATAAATCAAATGTTCATTCTTATAAGCCATTAAAATTAACAACAGAACCTATAATTAAAATTGAATCATGAAACATAACATCAAAATCTACCGAGAAATTATCCAAAGAACGGACGCTTGGCTAGAAATAAAAAGAGGAAAAGCAAGTGGCTCTAAAGTAAAACCTGTCTTGTCCTCAAGAACTCCGGCTCCGTTAATGACTTATGCTTATGAGTTGATAGCTCAGGATGAGTACAAGCACAAGATGCATTACGAAGAAGGATTTTTATCAAAGGGAGTACAGTGGGGAAGGGATATGGAACCAATCGCTATTAAGAGGTTCGAAGATGAGTATATGAAGATCACTGAAGAGGTGGGATGGATAGAGAGCGAAGACCCTAAACTAAAGCATCGCCATGGCTGTTCTCCTGATGGGATTATAGATATATGGAGTTGGATAGAGGTAAAGTGTTTGAACACGGCTAACCACTTACGGGCAGTGGTGAATAATAAGGTTCCAACGGAGCATATGCCACAGATCATCAACTATTTTGTGACGAATGTGGATCTGCATATCGTGTATTTTATTTTATTTGACCCAAGGGTCAAGACAGAGTCAAAACAATTACATGTCATTGAGATAAAAAGAGAGGATATTGTTGATAAGGTGGATGAAGGGTATGAGAAGATTGTAAAATTTTTGGATATGAAAGACGCATTGTATAATGAGTTTAAGGGTCCTAAAGTCTGCAAGAAGTGCGGTGAATCGAAGGATCGATCGGAGTTTATGAAGCATTGGCACGCGAAGGATGGGATCATGGGTATTTGTAAGGAGTGTAAAGTAAAGAGTCATAAAAAGCCAAGGAAGCGCAAGAAACGGAATTGGAAGAAGGAGGCTATTAATAGAGAGCTTAAGAAAAATGGAAACAAATAATTGCTGTAAAAATTGTAAATATTTCAGGAGCGATCCTGAAGAAATGAAAGATTTGTGTTGTGGAAGAGCATTGGAAAACGGAATATTCACTTATGTAATAAATGATAATATAAATGGAAATAGAAGATTATAGAAAAGCAAAGGAGTTGCAGAAGCAAATAGATGAATTGGATAAAAAAATATGCGATTTATCTATGTATGCAGACTCTATGTTTAGCAATATGTTCAAGATACAGTTTCAACAAGGAAATAATGTAGATCCAATAACTATTGACGTAACAGATAAGCAAAAATTAGAATTAGCTCAATTAGTTAGGGCTCGTTATGTTAGTGAGAGATCATCGTTAGAAGAGATATTTTTTGACTTATAAACAATGATCTAAAGATCATTGTAATCTTTTTCTTGACATACCGATTTAATTTTGTATTTTTGTAGTCTTTCGAAAATTAAAAAATAAATATGACAGAACAAACATTTCCAAAACCATTCCGTACTCAGATGGGGTACGACATTTTCAAACAGAAATATGCACATGAAGGTGCTGAAGAGTGGGAGGAATTAGCACATACGTTAGTAGAAGATGTATGTAAACCTGAGATTCCTGTAAAAGACAGGAGAAAATTAGAGAAATTCATTGCGGAAATGAAATTTATACCTGCCGGTAGGTATTTATACTATGCCGGAAGACCTAACAAATTTTTCAACAACTGTTATTTATTAAAATCTGAGGAGGATAGCCGTGAAGATTGGGCTAATCTGTCTTGGAAATCGGAGAGTGCTCTGATGACGGGTGGTGGTATTGGTAATGATTATTCTATTTATAGAGCAAAAGGTGCCTTAATAAAGAGAACAGGCGGATCCGCAAGCGGACCTATTCCTAAAATGAAGATGATAAATGAGATTGGCAGGAATGTGATGCAAGGTGGTAGTAGACGTAGTGCTATTTATGGTAGCTTGAATTGGAGACACGGAGATATCAATGAGTTCTTACATTGTAAGGATTGGTATAACATGCCTGTATCCGGAGCATATGATGACGATGGTAAGAACTTGACTATAGGTCAGTTAAAGGAAAAAGATTTTAATTATCCTGCTCCTTTAGACATGACAAATATCAGTGTAAATTATGATAACAATTTCTTGGAAGAGGTGTATCAATTACCGATAGATGAAATTAAGAAACGATTCTTAAATGGAGAGGAGTTACGATTCATGAAGATTCCAAGCATTTATTTGAGTAATGTAAGACAAGCATTGAAGACTGCAGAACCCGGATTTTCGTTTAATTTCTTCGAGAAAGTCAATGAGACGCTCAGAAACGCGTGTACAGAGGTTACATCAGAAGATGACAGTGACGTTTGTAATTTAGGCTCTGCGAATTTATCTAGAATAGAATCTTTAGAAGAGTTTGAAGAAGTGTGTAGACTAGGAAGTCAGTTCTTATTATGTGGTACTTTAAAGGCAAAAGTTCCTTATGATAAGGTGGCTGAGGTGAGAGAGAAGAACAGGAGATTAGGGCTTGGACTAATGGGTGTTCATGAGTGGTTATTGACCCGTGGATATAAGTATGAAATAAATGACGAGCTTAGAGAGTGGATGTCTGTGTATCAGAAAATGTCAGAAGAGGCTCCTAATAAATTAGCAGACGAGTTAAAGATAAATAGGCCTGTAGCATATAGGGCTATTGCTCCAACGGGCACGATCAGCATCCTTTCAGCTACGTCCTCCGGTATCGAACCGTTGTATGCTGTAGCTTATAAGAGAAGATATTTGAAGGGTGATCATGAGTGGAACTATCAGTATGTAATTGATGGTATGGCTAAGTTGCTGATTGAGAATGGTATAGACCCAAGCAATATTGAGTCTGCTGTGGATCTAGCAAAAGATCCTGAGCGTAGGATTAGGTTTCAGGCTGATATTCAGGACTATGTAGATATGTCAATTTCTTCTACGATCAATATCGAGCCATGGGGAACGGAGAGTAACAATGAGACTAGGGTAAATAAATTTGCGAAGACGTTGTTGAAATATGCACATCGATTAAGGGGCTTCACTTGTTATCCTGATGGGGCGAGAGGTGGTCAACCGATTACATCAGTTCCTTATGAAGAGGCGTTGATGCATGAGGGTAAAGAATTCAAAGAAGAATTTCACGATGTTTGTGACTTAACAGGCAGCGGGAGTTGCGGTATATAATTAAAATAAAACAATATGGGAAAAGTAATTCAAATGATAAAAGTAGCGGACGATAACAGTTTATTTATCTGCGGATTTGACAAGGAGACTAATATATTGAGCTTCAGAACATCTTATGAGCCTAATTTTCTTCAAGAAGAAGAGGTTCTGATCACTGACGGAAAGGTAATGACGGGATTATATTTCTTTGATGTTAACTACTTACAGCGGTACTTAAAGGGGAATAAGTAAAATTTACGTCACGAAAACGTGACGTAAAACTTGACAATTCAATTTAATATAATATATTTGCGGTATGAAAAAAGTTCCATTTATTATTTTCTTAGATATTGACGGTGTATTTAATTGTCAGACATTTTATAAAGAACGACAAGATAAACGCGAAAAACATGGCTATCCTAAAGAACAAACACAATTAGAGTATCAAAAGGATCAGTTATGTTCAGAGCGTATTATGTGGTTTAATAAATTGGTAAAGGATATTGATGCAACCGTTGTTATTAGCAGTACTTGGCGTAGTAGTGGCGTAGAAGAATTACAAGAAATGTTTGACTATGTAGGATTTACATTTAAAATTCTTGACGTAACTCCATACGGAGGTAGAATAAGCTGTAGAGGAGATGAAATAAAGCATTGGCTAGAACAGAATATTACCAAAGAAGAGTACGGAATTAATTATTACGATTTTTACAAGTACGCTATCATAGATGACGATAGTGACATGTTATTAAATCAGGCAGATCATTTATTTTTAACAGACAATTATTCAGGGCTAACTCCGAATACATGTTATAGAATAAAACGTTTTGCTACTCACAAAACATTTTAATGTATGAAAAAATTATTGTTGTTTCTATTTGTTTCTATTTCAATGTGTGGTCAGCAGTCGTCTGTAACGGCGACTGTTTATCACGCTGTAGTGGAGCAATGCAATGAAGATGTACAACACACAGCTACAAACTTCAAACTAGATTTAGAGAATCCATACTCACATCGTATTCTAGCCGTATCGCGGAACTTGGAGGCCAAGGGCTTCGTCATGAACAGTAAAGTTTACGTTTCGGGCACCGTTAAATATGATGGCGTATGGATAATTCGGGACCGGATGAATGGTCGATGGGTAGATCGTATTGATTTTTTAATCAATAAAGAGATGGGACTCGGCAAATGGTGTAATGTTAAAATACGGAAGTTATGAATAGATTCGACAAAATATACTTTGCTAAGAAATTCTCAGGAGTTGTATATCCTAGGATAAATATATTGCTTTTACCGATGTGCGGTGTTGAGCCTATGAAGGCTATATTATCTAGCATTGTTCAGGTCAACTCTGAGTTTAAATTATCAGCACTAGTCCCATGCGAGAACATATATAGAGTAGATGGGTATCCATCACTATCAGGAATAATAAGTAATTTTCATAGTACTTGCAAAAAAATAGAGAAAGAATATATAGTAAGTGAAACAGACATAACAATAAATGATTTAAATTAAATAGAAACAACATGGTAGTACTAGATTTAGAAACAACAGGACTCAGCATAACAAAGGACAGGGTAGTACAGATAGCCTGTATTAAGGGAAATATCGAGAAGAGATTATTAATAAACCCTACAATCCCAATACCTAAAGAAGCATCAGATATCCACGGTATCACTGACGAAATGGTAAAGGATTCTGATACCTTCAAACAAATATCAAAATCACTATTCGAATTCTTAAAGGGCGAAGACTTGGCAGGTTACAATTCCAATTCTTTTGATATCCCTATACTGATAGAGGAGTTTCATAGAGCAGGAATCGATTTTAACACAGATGATGTAAAACTGATTGATGTCTATAGAAACGAATGTGAAATAAACCCTCGGAATTTAGAGGCTGTCTATAAAAGAATGACAGGTAATGACTTAGAGGATGCGCATGACGCTTTGGCCGATGCAAGAGCTACCAAGGCTATTTTAGAGAAACAAGTCGAGATTATGGGTGATAATGCTTACGATAGCAGAATTGATACTATCGATCTAACGGGTAAGTTGATTCTCGACGAAGATGATAATATCTGTTGGAATTTTGGTAAACATAAAGGCAAACCCGTCTCTCATGATATGGGATATATCTCATGGGTCCTCAAGGGAGATTTTATAAAACAAGTAAAAGATATATTAAGATTAGAACTATCTAGATAATGATAACCCTCTTTAAGTCA